CAACTAATAGAAATACAGGAGTTGATAATCCTGGTAGAAGATTTTTAACATCAAACACAGGTGGTGGTGGACCACATAACCATAATGGATCCTTTTCAGGTAATAGTATGTCTGTGTTACAACCTTATCTTGCTTTAAATTATATAATTAAAACTTAGGAGACTGTGTGCCTTTAACAAGTGTTAAAATCAGACCAGGCATTAATAAATCCGATACACCCTCAGGAGCTGAAGGACAATGGGTTGATAGCGATTTTGTAAGATTTAGATATGGACAACCCGAAAAGATAGGCGGTTTCGAAGCAATAGGTCAAAAAACAATAGCAGGTCCAGCAAGAGCTCAACATACTTGGAATGATTTAGAGGGTAGAAAGTATGCTGCATTAGGCACATCTAAAGCATTATACATTTATTATGAGGATGCTTTTTATGATATAACTCCTTTAGACACAGCTGTATCTGGCGCAACATTTACAACAACAAATACATCAACAACTGTTACAGTAAATAAAACATCACATAATTTAACATTAGGTGAGTTTATAACTTTTACATCAGTAACACCCCCAACTGGAGCAGGATTTGTAGCTACTGATTTTGAAAACAACGCATTCGAAGTTTTAAATGTTGCTGCTAATACTTTTGATATAACAATGCCTTCGGCAGCGACAGGGTCTACTTCTGCAACAGGTAGTGGAGTGATAAATCCTTATGTTGAGATAGGCCCCACAATTCAGACTTATGGATATGGTTGGGGTACTAGTACATGGGGAACAGTGGCTTATGGAAAAGGTAGTACATCTACTCAAGTAATTCTTGACCCTGGATCATGGTCACTAGATAATTTTGGAGAGCAACTCATAGCAACAATTAAAGATGGTAAAACTTGGGTTTGGGATGCAGGTTTATCGAATCCATTAGATAGAAGAGCTGTAATCATGTCTGGTGCACCTACTGCATCTAGGCTTACAATTACTTCTGATAGAGATAGACACGTTGTTCATTTTGGAACTGAAACCACAATAGGTGATGCAACTACTCAAGATCCTATGTTTATTAGGTTTAGTGATCAAGAAGATTACACAACTTATACACCGACTTCTACAAATACTGCTGGAACTTTTCGATTGGATACGGGTAATAAAATAGTATCAGCTGTATCTGGTAAAGATTACAACTTAATTTTAACTGATCAGGCTGCTTACACCATGCAATTTGTTGGTCCACCTTTTACTTTCTCTATAAGACAAGTTGGCTCTAACTGCGGGTGTATTGGTCAACACGCTGCAGTTTATGCTGATGGTCAAGTATTTTGGATGGGTAAAGGTGGAGGGTTTTTTAAATTCGACGGTACAGTCAAACTTTTACCATCTTTAATTGAAGATTTTGTTTTTACAACAACAGGAGATAATTTAGGTGTAAATTATGCCTCTAATGAAATTATTTTTGGAGCGCACAATTCTTTATTTAATGAAATAAATTGGTTTTATCCAAAAGGAACACCTTTAAATAATCCCTCTTTGCAAAATGATAGAGTTGCTACATATAATTATGTAGAAAATACATGGAGCACTATGACTTTAGCAAGAAGCACATACGCAGATGCATCTACTTATGCAGTTCCTTATGCAACAGAATATGATTCGACTGGTGTTCCGACAGCTTCAAATCTATTTGGCGCAACAAACACATTTGGAGCTACAACTTATTATGCACAAGAGGTTGGCGTAAATAAAGTAGATTTAAACTCACAGCCATCTGCAATAGCAGCTTTTATAAAATCAGGAGATTTTGATTTACCAACAGAAGGAGATGGACAATTTTTATTAAGAGTAAGCAGGTTTTTACCTGATTTTAAAAATTTACAAGGGGAAGCTAAAGTTACTCTAAATACAAAAGATTTTCCAATATCTGGAAATTCAACGACTGCTGAATTTACAGTAAAAACTGATACAAGTAAAATTGACACTAGAGTTCGTGGAAGACTGGCAAATATAAGAATAGAAAACACTAAAGTCGATGAAACTTGGAGGTTTGGAACTTTTAGAGCTGATGTAAATGTAGATGGAAGAAGATAATGAAAAGAAAAGATCCTAAAGTTGGTACTGGTAAAAAACCAAAAGGTTCTGGTAGGAGATTATATACTGATGAGAATCCTAAGGATACTGTTGGAATTAAGTTTGCGACTCCTGCTGATGCTCGTAAAACTGTTGCAAAAGTTAAAAAGATATCTAAACCGTTTGCAAGGAAAATACAAATTTTAACTGTTGGAGAACAGCGTGCTAAAGTCATGGGAAAATCTCAGGTAGCCTCTATATTTAGAACAGGTAAAGAATCTATAAGAAAAGGTAGAAAAAATGGCTAAAATAAATGTGTATGTGCCAGAGCCCCCAAAAGAATATTCAGAAGAGGGTTTTAGGCAAATTAACCAAGCTATAGCAACAGTGGAAAATCAATTAAATACATCTTATCAACAAGACTTGAAAAATGAGCAAGATGCGTTTAATTACTTTATGTCATGACAATACAATATAAAAATAAAGGATACAAACAAGCTGACACAAATTTAAATACTGTTTTAACTTGTCCAGCAAGCGCTACTTTAATTGTTAAAAGTGTTTATTGTGTAAACAATGATGCGTCATCAGCTATTTTAGTTAATATGAATTTAGTAGATTCATCTGATTCCAGCACTGAGTACGAATTTTTTAGAGATGATGTAGCTGCCAAATCGCAGGTAAATGCTTCTCCTCAAGGAATAAATTTAGAGGCAGGAGATTCAATAAAAATACAAGCAGCAACTGGCAGTAATAAAATACAAGGTGTAATTAATTATGCGCAAATAGATAGATCACAAGAGAATGGCTAAACGTAAATTTGTCAATTTTACTCCAAGACCAAAACCTCGCAAAAGGCCAAGAAGACACAAAAAAAATCTTTCAAAAGATGAGAAAAGAAGTTATAAGAAATACAACAGACAAGGAAGACATCAATGAAAACAATAATGATAGATGGTAAAGAAGTTCCAGTATTACCAGCAAAATCAGAAGAAGAAGTTTTGAATAAAAGAACTGGAAAAAAATATGGTTCCAAACAAGATTTTGATTCTGATGTTGCTGATCCGAATACTGATACAACTAATGAAGATCTACAAGTTAATCAAAAAATAACAGTTGCATCACTAGATTTATTTGGTACAACCAAGTAATGAATCCCCAAGGTGGCACTGAACTTCAGCTAGGATTTTTAGAACAATACGCTGATAAAAATTTACTAGATAAAGTTCAAATAACAACTTCTGTTCCTGAAAGAATACCATTACACTCAAGTAAACCAAATATACTTTGGCAAAAAAATTCATACGATCAACCAAATATAGCACCATGGTTTAGTCAGAAAACTAATCATAATAAATATGATTGGTATGTTTTTAATAGTAACTGGACATATGAAAAATTCAGAATGGCTTTTGATATACCAACTGAAAAATGTCATGTAATTAAAAATGGCATAACTAATTTTACTGAGAGAAAGCCTTATAAAAAAGGTGACAAAATTAGAATAATACATCAAAATACTCCATGGCGGGGACTATCGGTTTTATTAGGTGCAATGCAGTTAGTAAAAAATCCACTTATTACATGTGATGTGTACAGCTCTACACAAGTTTATGGTGATGATTTTAAAAAACAAAATGACGATAAGTATATCGAATTGTACAAACAAGCAGCTCAATTACCTAATGTAAATTATATCGGCTATAAAGGTAACAATTATATTTTAAAAAACTTACATAATTATAATATGTATGTGTATCCAAGTATTTTTGAAGAAACATCATGCATATCAGCGATAGAATGTATGTCTGCTGGTTTATACACAATTGTTACAAATTTTGGTGCTTTATACGAAACGTGTTCTGAGTTTCCTATGTATGTAACTTATACAAAAGATTTAAAACTTTTATCAAAAACTTTTGCTTTTGCGATAGAAATGGCTGCAGAAACTTTACATGAAAAGGTAATACAAGAGAACCTAGATATGCAACAAGCTTTTTATAAAAAATATTACAGTTGGGATAAAAGAGCTATAGAATGGAATAATTTCTTAAGTAATATAATAAATGCAAAAAAGTAAAAATTGGTCTAACGAAGACACATATCAAACAATAAAAGAAGTTAATGTGACCACACAAGATCCATCTAAACCAATATGGTTTACAAAAGATAAAACAGATGATGATGTAAAACTGTGTGTAGGTACGCCCGTTCATTCGGATGTATCAATTCATTACACGCAATGTTTATTAGAAATACAAAAAGATTTTTTAAAAAAGGGTAAAAATGTATCTTTTTTAATGCATAAATCTTCATTAATTACCCAAGGAAGAAATTTAACAGTTGCTTCTTTTCTTGAAACAAAATGTAACTATTTATTATTTCTTGATTCAGATATCGCTATAGGTACTCATGTTATAGAAAAAATGATTGCTTCTAATAAAGATGTTATATGTGTTCCTTATCCTTTAAAAAGTATACAATGGATGAAACTTAAAGAACGTTTTGATATGGGTTTAATAAATAATGAACAAGATATGGAAACAGCGGGATGCACATACCCAGTAAGAATACCTAATTCAGATCAAATAAGTATGAAAGACGGTGTAATAGAAATAACACATGCTCCTGCGGGTTGTCTTTTAATAAAACGATCTGTTTTTAAAAAATTAATTAACACATATCCAGATAGAAAAATAAAACAAAAATCTGTAATTAATGGACAATATGAAGAAAAACCAAACTATTATAATTTTTTTGACACTGTGCATGATAAAAAAACTCAAACCTACATGGGTGAAGATTTTGGTTTTTGTAAGTTATGGTTAGAAACTGGAGGTAAAATACATGCACTAGTAGATGAATATATAATGCATGTTGGTGAGCATCAGTATATAGGTAGATATATGGATGAGTTTGAAAAAAAATGACAAGATTATATTTAACATCACCAACAACTGGCCTTGTTGATATACATTATATGCGTTCAGTTTTTGCATTACAATCAGAGTGTAATAAAAGAAAGGTTGGTATAACTTTACATTTACATAAAAGTTCTATTGTAACATTTGGTAGGAACGCATGCACGGCAGCATTTTTACATTCAGACTGTACTCACATGTTGTTTGTAGACACTGACATACAATTCAATGAACAAGATATATTTAAAATGATAGAAGCTGATGAAGAAGTTACTTTAATACCATATCCAATGAAATGGATTGATTGGAAAAAAGCAAGAGAATTATATCAAAGTCATAAGATTCCAGTCAACAAAGGGGGTTTTCATTTTCCAATGAAAGTTATAAATGAAGATGAATTTAACATTGAGAATGGTTGGATGGAGATAGAAAGAGGCCCCGCAGGATGTATGTTGTTAAAACGTGAAGCTATAGAAAGAATGATAAAGTTTTATCCAGATTTAAAAGTAAAACAAAATCACCTTATAAATGAAAACGTAAAAGATTCGGCTAACTCATACAATTTTTGGGACACTGAATTTGATAGAGAAGAAGGTAAAATAGTAGGTGAAGACTTTGCATTTTGTGATAGGTTTAGAAAGGCAGGGGGGCGTATATTCGCGCTTATAGACTCTGAAATAGCGCATCACGGTAACTATCCTTTCAAAGCCAAGTTCATTGACGAATGCGCTAAAATTGAGTAAATTTACATAAATACGTATTTACAGGAGCTAAATAAAATATGAATCCAGTTCTAATGGCAGCACTTATATCTGGTGGTATAAATGCATTACAAGGTAAAAGAGGATCCGACTTATTAAAATCAACAGTTAAAGATGCAGCAATGGCATATGCGTTTAGTAAGGTGCCAGGTGTTGAGGTAGCTGGTGCAGATAAAGGAATTGGTAGTATGGCAACTGATCAAGTTGTACAAGGTCAAGTAAATAAAGCTGCTGAACAAGAAATGCTAAAAGAGCTGTCAAAGGAGAAAGTTGGAAAACAAACATTTGGTGATAAATTAGGAAGTTTATTTACTAAAATTGAAAAACCTTTTAGAGATCCTAGTGATCCAAAAAAACTTTCTAGATTTAGACTTGGATTAGGCGCAGCTGGTCTTGGAGGAACTGCTTATGCTGCAGGTTTATTTGACCCCAAAGATCCTCCTAAACCAAAATATCCAGGGTATAATAAATTTTATGCATCTGATCAAAAAATGTTTCAACCACTTTCAGGGCAATATGGCCCCGATTACACAAAATATCCTGAAGGATCACCATATTCAGGGATGCAAGAAGGTGGTATTGCTGATGCAGCAATGATGTCACCTGACGATGAAATGTTACAATTTGATATGCAACAACAAAGCATGGCCGACGGACCAGGGATTGTTGCAAACTTAATGAAACGATTTGAAGAATCAATTAGTGATCCAGAAAAAATGGCAATGAAAGCTACAATGAGAAGACCTAAAAGAATAGTTGATACTGAAGTAGTTGAAGTTTCTTCTCCTAAAAAAACATCAATGGATTTAAAAACATCAATGGAGTTACCTTCAAGAATAAAAAGAGATTTTGTCATGAAATTTAAAGAAGATCCTGATAAGACTGCAATTGAATATGCAACCACAATGAGAGATAAAGATAGATTAACTATCGCTGATGTGCAAAGGGCTAAAGAGGTATTAACACAAATGACAAACGAAACTGAAATGGATGTATCTGATATACAAGGTATATTAGGTTTAACACAGAGTCCAGGACAAGTTAGAATCCCTACTGCACCAGATGCTCCTGCAGCAATTCAAGAACTAATGGAGACTGTAAGATCTAGATCTGCAAATGAGCCAAGAATGCAAGAATTTAATAAAGGAGATATTGTAGATGTATTACCTTCAAAATTAAAAAGAGATGAAAATGATACATCTAATTATGAAAGAACATCTGGAAAAATGGTTGTAGACGAGACTGGTAAAGGTTCAGGTAATAAAGATACAATGTTAGCTCAATTAGCTGACGGCGAATTTGTTACAAAAGCTAAATCAGTTTTAGGTGCTGGTAAAGCTATGGGTGGTAAAGATAAAAAAGAACAAAGAGAATTAGGCGCTAGATTTTTTTATAAACAAATGTCTGACTTAGAAAAATTAGCTGAAAGTGCATAATGTATTTAATACAATTTAAACCTGAAGAGATTGATAAAGTATGGCCTTTGGTAAAAGATAAAGTGCAATCTGCTTTAGAGAGAAACCACAAAGGTAAAACATTAATGGATCATTTACATATTAAAGAAATGTGTAAAAAAGGTATTAAACAACTTTGGGTTACAGTTGATAAAGAGGATAATTTTAAAGGAGTTTGTATCTCAGAAATAGCTCAGTACCCTAATTATAATGTGGGTGTTGTAAATATTGCAACGGGTAGTGATTTAAATTTATGGGTGGATAAAATTAATGTTTTTGAAAAATGGGCTTTTGAAAATTGTGGATGTAGAAAGCTAGAGGTTTATGGAAGACCAGGTTGGAAAAAAATGTTAGAGCCATTAGGTTTTCATTTTAATCATGTGCAAATGGATAAATTTATAGGAGGTCACGTATAATGTCAGGTGGAGGAGGTGGAGGCGGTGCACCCGCGGACACTACAAACGTACAAACTATTAGAGAAGCTCCAGAAATTGAAGCTAGAAGATTAGGTCTTATTGATGATGCAGCCATATTAGCAGGTGACCCTTTAAATTTACCTGATTTTCAAGTTGCTGCATTAACGGGTGCTGAACGAGATGCAATAAGTAGAGCACGTACAGGAACAGGTGCTGGTTTAAGTTCAATCGCTGCGGCCGAATCAGCAGCAGCTTTAGATCCAACTTCACAGCAATTTCAAAATTTTTTAAATCCATATCAGTCTTTTATTACTGATGAAATAAACAGGCAGGCTCAATTAGGACAACAACAAGTTGCGAATCAAGCAGTTCGTGCGGGTGCTTTTGGTGGAGGAAGAGAAGGTGTTCAAAGAGCTGAACAAGAAAGAGCTAGGCTGTCTGAAATTGGTTTAGCACAAGGACGAGCTTTTCAAGGTGCATTAAATGCGTTCCAACAAAGCCAGCAGTTACAGGCACAAACTGGATTAGCAGCAGGTGATGCAAGAATGAGACAACAACAGGGTGACATTCAAAATTTACTCGCTACAGGTGGTTTAGAAAGAGGTGTTGAACAAGCTCAATTGGAGGCAGCAAGACAAAACGAATTACAGAGAATAACCGACCCATATCAAAGATTATCTTTTGTTTCAGATATTCAAAGAGGAGCACCCTCTACACAATCTACAGTAACTCAGGGCTTTGCACCACAAGGTTCACCTTTTGCTCAAGCATTAGGAACTGGTATCGGAGCTTATGCTGCGTTAGCCCCTAATGCAAGCAGAGGATAATGGCAAAATTAAAAGACAGAAAATTATACAAAAAAGGTATACTCAAATTAAAATTAGGAGGTGAAGTACCAGCATCTCCTTTTACTATGAAGGGTATAAATCAAGCAGGCATATCAGCATTAAACACTATTAAAAATCCAACAGCTATGGCTAGGGGTTTGGCTACGAGAAGTTTAGGAGTTATGGGTTTAACAAATCCATACACGGCCCCTTTAGTGGCCCCTATGGTAATGTATTCAATAGCGGACGCTATGACTCCTCAATCAGTAAAAGATAGAGCTCAACTTAAAAGATTAGTAGAAGGTGAATATCCAGGCATAATGGACTATGATCAAATACCTGAGAATAGGAGCACTGTGGATCTTTTAAAAGAAGCAAATCAATTAAATGTTAATTCACCACTTACTCAAAGATTAAATTTACAGTTTGAAGATCAAGTTAAAACTGATGATAGAGAAACAGGCGCAGAAACCATTGAAAGAGTTGGATCTAATTTAACACCAAAAATAGAAAAAGAAATAGAAAATAAACCACCAGAAAAAAATAGAAATGATGCTCAAGTTTTAGTTGAAGATCAAAAAAAATTAATAAAAAATTCTGAAAAAGTCTTCAATGATTTAGAATCAGAAGCTAGAAAACAAGGTAAAATGACTAGATTGTCTGAAGCTATGGATGCAGCAAGAGATGTCATGGGTGAGAGAGGGTACAATAAATCGGGTAGACTTTTGTTGTTACAATTAGCAGCAAATCTTCTATCAGGTAAAACTGATCAACAGGGTGTAAGAGGATTTTTAGATGTATTAGGTCAAGCTGGTAAAAATGTAATACCTATGGCATTAGCTTTAGAAAGAGAAAGAGAGCAAGATGAGTTAACATTAGCTAAATTATTGTTAGATAATGATAAGAAACAAGGTAAGATTAAACCTCCTTCAATGAAAATAAGGTATAGAAAAGCAGATGGGGAGATTTCTGATCCAGTCCCAGCATCAGTTACAGATGATGGATCTTATCTTGTTTACGATACTCTCGGTGATAAATCTATAAGATATTTTGTAGATCCAGGACAAGTTGTTGGTCAAGTTGACATTAAAGATAATGTAGCAAACAAAGCTAAATTATTAGCTGAATATAAAGCTGTAAAATCAGGAGATTTATATACTAGTATGTTTATAGATGTTGCAGCTAAAAACCCAGACTTAATTGGAGTTAGAGGTGGTTATAAAAAAATTTTTTTAAAAGGCTTTGAACTTTTTAAATCTGCTACAAACTCAAATTCATATAGAGAAACAGTTTTAAAACTAGCTGATAATGAAAAACAAAGTTTAGAAAATTTTAAAAGAAATGGTGGTCAGGTAGATGAAGCTGCTGAATCAAAGTTAAACAAACTTTTTGATAAAATAAATGACACATCTAAAGATTTAGATTCCGCAACTGAAGAAATTCAAGCACAGGCAATGATAGAAACACTTGAATTGTTATCTACATATGCTTTAGCTCAAACACTAAAAGATAAAGACCGTTTAGCTGTAGCCGATATTGAAAGAGCTGAAAAAAGATTAGGTAATACTATTGGATATCTTCCTTTTATTGATAATAACCCAATGGAGATAATTACAGCATATCAAAAAGTAAACGAAAAGTTCAAAAATAGAATAGGTGGTATTAGAAACACTTGGAAAGATATTTACTATTATAATCCAATGGAACTCGATGCTATAGATAAAGATTACGCTTCACAATTAGTTAGTGAAAGTCAAAAAAATATAAATAAATTTGTAGAGGGTTTTGATCAACAAAATAATCAAGACCAAGAAATGTTTGAAAAAATGTTTAATCAAAATAACTTGCAAGGAATTATTAAAAAATAATGACACCACAACAAGTAGCAGATTTAATTAATTCTAATCAACTAGACCTTAGAGGTTTGGATAGAGATCGTTTGCAGATTTTAGATGGTCTTCAAAAGAAAGGTGTTATTCAAACAAAGCCCATAGGTGAAATATTAGAAAGACAGACTAAGGTTGCTGAAGAGTTAGCTAAACAAAAATCATACGAAGAAGATCCTATAAGAGCTAAAACAGGTGATATTCTTAATAGAGATATGGTGAAAACAATATTCGACATGGGTTTTTTTGCAACTCAATTGATGATGGACCGAAAAAGATTAGCACAAGTGCTTGCAAATCCAACAAAATTTTCAGGTCAGATAGGTAAACTAAAAGAAGTGTTTACCAAGAAAAGCACAAATCAATTTGCTAATGCATTAAATAAATTAGGTGGAACTGCTAAAAATTTACCTGAGCCAGTATCCGCTATACTAAGACCAGTTGTAGCTGGAGCATTGGGATATTCTGCAGGTGGTTTAGCGTATGATGTAGCAGATGATATTATAAGAGCTAAAGAAGGTATAACATCTTCTGGATATAAGGAAGACTTAGAACAAAATCCATTTTTAAGAGCTGCTGATGATTTTGCAGTAGGTTTAGCTTGGGGAGCTGCAGCTGAATTATTAGCACCTGCTGCGTTTGGCGCAGGTTATGCAGTAAGAAAGTTTTTAGGTATAGAAGGAGATTATGCAAAAACAATTAAAGCAATTGCTGAAAAGAATGGCTTAGAAGCATCTTATTTAGAGATGGCAGATCCTAATTCAATAGGTGGTAGAGTTGTAAAAGCTTTTAACAAAGTATTTGGTCAGTTACCTTTTGTAGGGAATCCAGCAATGGCTGCAAAAGAAGCGAGATACAGAGAATTTACACAAGCTTTTGAAAAGAATTTTAATTTGCAACCTAATATGCATATGGCTGAGTTAGCTTCAGTATCAGATGATATTGCAAAACAAATGTCCGATAATTTTGTTAGATTTAGAGGAATGTCTGATTCTATGTATGATAGTTTTAGATCTATGTCCAAACAGTTTGGAGATCCAATGATGATAGATCTTAATTTTTCAAGAAAGTATTATAATTCATTGTTAGCTAATGATTTTGCACCAGCTGAATTTAAAATGACAATAGATAATGATTTATTACAAACTCCTATTGGGCGATTTAGACAGGCATATGAATCATTAATTAAGGCAAACAGAAAAATTTCACCTAACGAATTTTTAGAATTGCAAATTATGCTAAACAGAGCTGTTGCTAACTCTCCAAAAAATTTAGAATTAATAGGTACTTATAAAGATATGAAAAAAGCTTTAGAAAAAGATTTTTCATCAGTAAAATTAAACCCTACAGAAGAAATATATTTGAAATATCCTCCTCAGGATGCAAACATAGCTAATAATATTTTACAACCTGCAGACCCCACCAAAGTAAAAATTGGTGATATTGAAGGTGCAAGAGGCATGAAACTTAACGCTGAAGCTATTGACAGATTAAGAACTCAACTTTTAGATGCAAATAACTTTTACCAAAATAATATAATTTCATTTCAAACATCGTTGGCAAATAGATTTGGACAGGCTTTTGACAAAAATTTATTTAGTGAAAAACAATTAGCTGGATTTGTAGAATCGGGTAGAATTAACAAAGATCAATTAGCTCAAATGATATCTAAAAATGTATTCCAATCTGGAGCTGCAAGACAAAGTTTTGATGCAATAACTGATTTACAAAAACTTGTTGAGGCAGATGTACATAAATTTAACCCTGTTACACAACAATTTGAATTTGTTAAAAAAGGAACTAAAGCAGGAAATGATTCATTAAGAAGATTATTTAGTTCATATTTGGCAGACGCTTATCAAAAATCTTTTAAAGTAGCTCAAAATGATAGTTTCATTGAAAAAATGTTAATGAAAGATAAACAATTCAATTTACAAAGGTTACCAGGACGTACTCTAGATGACATTAAAAAAGCAAATCCTGGTGAAGATATTGTTTTTCATGGTAATTTAAAATTTGATCCAGAAGAATTTAGAAATTTAGTATTTCCTACAGAAGAATATAAGAAAAAAATACAAATGATTTTTGGAGAAAAAGCAGGAAAAAAAATGACAAATCAACTTGATGAATTATTGACTTACGTTGATGCTCTTAACAGTTATGATATTCCAAATGCTTCTACATTTTTAGCTAGAAGACTTGTACTTACAGGGCCAGGTGCTGCTGTAGCTGGTGGTATGTACGGTTTAAGTTTACCTGGTACAGCTTTAATGTTATTTTTAGGCAATAGAACTAACAAAATATTATCTTCTCCTAAAGTTATGGAAAAAGTAGGATCTACTTTCAAAACATACATACAACTTTTAGATGAAGGTAAAATTCCAAGTGTTGCTTTACCTTTAATGAATAGAGCTATAATAGATATGATTTCTACATTTAGAAATGAGTATCCTAATGATCCTATAGTCTATGGTGGTAAAGACATTGGGACACAACAGTTATTAGAAAGATTAAGCACTACAGAATATGATGCAGAACCACCAAAGGATATTAATATGAATAAACAAGATTATGATAGATTTTTCCCAGAAGTTCCTGAAAAGGATCTTGCTAAAGTTTTACCACCACCTGAAATGGAAGATGTAGTTTCAATTATTGGTGGCGCTCCAGTGAATGAAAGCGAAGCACAAATAATGGCAGAAGGACTACAGAACATGGCCCAAGGCCCACTTACATCGTCTTTACCTAGATTGCCTGGTTTACCTGTAGGAGGTCAAGCACCTGCTATAAATCAAACAATAGCTCCACAAGATTATGCAACAGCTTTCCCAAGAGATGAACTTGGTCAACTCATTGCATCACGAAGACAGGTATAATGGCTAAAAAATCTGCTATTCAAAGAATCGAAGATCATGAAAAACTTTGCAGAATTATGCAAAAACAAACCTTTGATCAAATCAAAGAAATGAAAGAAAGAATTAAAAGATTAGAATATTGGATAGTTGGAGGTATGGGAGCTGTACTTTTAACTTTACTTATGGATATGATGCAGTAAATATACATCGTGCTCATTAAAAAATACGATTACGAACATTACGATAGAGAGACTAAAAAATCTGGTAGATCCTATTTAGTTGGTGATAAAAAACTTCCCTCAGTTACTACAATATTAGACAAAACAAAAGACAAAGAATGGTTAAAAAAATGGCAAGAAAAAATTGGTATTGAAGAGGCAGAACGAATAAAAAATGAAGCATCCTTAATTGGAACCGAGATGCATAAATATTTAGAATATTATGTTGAGGGAAAACGATATGAATCCGTATCTCCTCAAGGACAACAAGCCAGATTAATGGCTTTAGAAATAGTCAAACATGGTTTTAAACCTATAACAGAAGTATGGGGCTCTGAAATATCTTTAAGACATACTGATAAATATGCAGGTGCTACAGATCTTGTGGCTTTATATGACGGTAAACCTGTAATTATTGACTTCAAACAAAGTAATAAACCTGCACAAGAACATTATTCTAAAATACAAGATTATTTTACACAACTAGCTGCATACGGAGAAGCGCATACAGAACATTACGGACCAATAGAAGGTGGAGTAATATTAATGTGCACGAGAGGTTTGTTATTTCAAAAGTTTGAAGTTTTTGGAGATAGGTATGAACAAGCAAAACAAGACTGGTGGAAAAAATATGACGATTATGTAACTATAACCAAGTCCGAACAACTTCACCAAGAGTCTGAGCAGAAAGACGAAACTTCGACTTCAGAGAACGAACAATCTTCTCATCAACAGTCCCCTCAGTAATTAAATCAATGTAAGTCACTTTTTGTTTCTGGCCAATACGATGAGCTCTTTCTTCAGACTGTAATCTATGTTCAGCATCAAAACTATTAGAATAATAAATAACTAATGTAGCAGCAGTCAATGTTAAACCATATCCACCTGTGGACGGATTAGCTACAAAAAATCTACATTTAGAGTCTTCTTGAAACAGTTTGATAGCTTTAGATCTATCATCACTACTAACAGCTCCATAAAAATTGACCACGGACTCTGGCCCATATTTTTCTCTTAGTTTAGAGGTAATATCTTCTATGTTATGAACCCAGTTAGCCCAAACAATTGTTTTAGCATCTGATTCTTCTAATATTTCAAACAAAGTTTTCATTTTGTTATTTTCTAATTTTTGAATTACTGATGACTCACCTTTAAAAAAACCTGCTGTAATTTGATGTAATCTTATTATTTCAGTCATAGCGTTATTAACAGTCATATAGTCTCCTTGAAGATTTGTATGAGCCTGTTGTTTTAATTCTTCATATAATTTTTTCTGTTCATCTGTTAAATGAACTACACGTTTTGCATACAATTTAGAAGGTAGATCTAAACACTCTTCTTTACGAACTCTAAAAGAAAATTTTTTAATTTTATTTTCTAACTCTTCTAAATTTTTAAAACCTACGGGTATAGCTATCTGTTTATCTCCATATGAATGCATCATTTCAAAGATACAATATCTATTTTTAAATGCTGTAAATGTTGGAAAGCCTAAATGTTTTGGATCTAAAAATTCACATTGGCTATAGATATCAATTGGTGATTTAGTTACAGGTGTACCAGTTAGTATTCTCCTGTATTTTGATAAAGGTCTAAGTTTAATTAAATTTTTTGTTCTTTTTGCTTTAATATTTTTAATTGTAGATGATTCGTCAATTCCTACTAAAGCATCATGTGTTTGTAAAAAATCACAGGCAATATCAAAACCTTTTTTTGTAGAAAAAGCTTCAACATTCATAACAAGTATCTTACATTTTTGAGATGGTGTTTGAATAAATTTTTTAGTCTTTTTTTCTGAAGTAGGTTTCCATAAACAAACCTCATGAGGTATATTAATATGTTTTGGAATTTCATCATTTACCCAAATAGTATAGACAGATTTTGTTGCTATAATTAGAGCACTATCAATATCACGGGTGGTAAATAAAACGCCTATGTTATCTATTAGAACTTTAGTTTTACCAGTACCCATTTCCATAAACAAAGCAAAAGATTCTTTATCCCAACAAGACTCTAAAGCTTTTCGTTGATGTGCAAAAGGTTCTGTCTTAAATTTATATCTAGCTACCACAAAATTTATTTATTTCACTTGACTTTGAAAATCAATAGTTTATTTACAAATCAAAGGAGAAAAAAATGGTAGATCCTATGCTAGATTCACTGAAAAACGTGGATAAAGAAAAAACATCTAAACTTGTCGATTTAGCAAAAACATTGGTTGATACTAAGAAAGAAATAGAAAATGCCGAAAAAAGCCTTAAAAGTTTAAAAAGTAAGGCACAAAATATTTCTGAAGAGCAGATACCAAAATTTTTACAAGAGATGGGTGTAGATGCTATAAAAACTCCCTTTGGTACAATAAGTTATAATTTGAAGTATAGAGGGTATATCTCTAAAGCTAATCAAGCTTTGGCTCATAAATGGTTAAGGAAACAGGGTCATGGAGATATTATCAAAACAGAAGTGTCAGCAAGTTTTGGTATGGGTGAGTCTGACAAAGCGCAAAGAATGTTAGCGAATTTGCGTAACAATGGTATGAATCCAAACTTTAAAGAAGGCGTTCATCATTCAACTTTATCTGCCTGGATTAAAGATATGACAGAATCAGGTAAAGATATTCCAGATGAATTGTTTGGAGTTTATATAGCTAACGAAACAACAATAAAATAAGGATAAGTATGTCACAAGTACAACAAAAAAAATCCAGTAAGGCTAATGAAGTAGTACAAAAGCCTAACTTTGCGGTAGCTAATAACTACTTAGATGAGTTTGGAGGTGCTGGATTAGAAAATATCACTTCCGAAAATATGTCGATGCCTTTTATAAAATTGATATCTGATGCATCGCCAGAGAGAAAAAAACAAAACGAGAAATATATAGAGGGTGCTGACACTGGTATGATTGCAAATACAATCACAAAAAAATTGTATGATGGCACTCAAGGTATTTTATGTGTTCCTTGTTTTTATAAATTTGAATATGTAGAATGGCAACAAAGGGGTCAAGGACAAACGGCACCAGTAACTAGTTATCCTGCAGATTCAGATATTTTATCGAAAACAAAACGTAGTCCTGCAGATAATAGAGATGTTTTAGAAAATGGAAACTATATTGAGGGTACAAATTATCACTTTGTATTAGTTTTAAATGACGACGGTACACCAGATACAACTGGATTAATAACCATGTCTAGAACACAGGCAAAGAAATCAAGAAAGTGGAATTCTATGATGAAATCTATGCCTAAATTGAAAAATAATGGAGGGCAATTTGTAAGTCCACCATCTTTTTTTCATTCTTATAGACTTACTACTACTCAAGAAACTAATAATAAAGGTTCTTGGACTAGTTGGATTATCAATCATGCGGGAACGGTTGAAAATGAATTAACATTAAAAACTGCATCTGAGTTTTACAGGACTTGTTCAAAAGGTGTGGTAGTCAAGCATGAAGATGAATCTGATTTTATTGAAGAGAATACAAATAAAATATTTTAATGCTCGACAAATTTATCGAGGTCTTTCAAGGGTTAGATAGTGCCTATGGCGAATATTTTCTTGAAGGATCTAAAGATAATAGAACTGGTAAAGAGAAGGGGCGCGCTACAACTAAGCGGGCCCCTGTCACAAAAGAATTATTTCAACAACATTTAAACGGCGAAATTAATTTAGGAGTTATTCCTATTAGAGAAGACAACACCTGTTTTTGGGGTTGTATAGACGTAGATAAATACGATTCTGATTTTAGACATTTATTAAAAAAAATAAGAGAGAGAAGCTACCCAATGGTGCCATATCGCTCCAAATCAGGCGGTATACACCTATTTCTACATGTTTTGACCCCAATCCCTGCATCTGACATGATCGAAAAATTAGGGGTATTAGCGACCGATCTAGGGCTATCTAGCTGTGAGATCTTTCCAAAACAGCGTCAAATTAAAGTTCATAAGAACGATTTGGGTAATTGGCTTAATATACCCTATCAACAAGCAGCAAGAAGCACCAGATATGCACTTAACGATAATGGTATGGGTATTTCCATTCATGACTGGTTTGAGTGGGTTCAAAAATTTAGGTTAACTGAAAAACAATTTCATGAGATTAAAACTCATGATTCACATATTGCGGAAGAAGGCTTTGACCAGTACCCGCCGTGTCTTCAAGCCTTAATTCGTAATGGTTGTGAAGGTGGTTATAGAAATAACGCTTTGACTGCCTTTGCAACCTTAGCCAAAAAGAAAAGTCCTGACGGTTGGCAAAAAGAGGTTTGGGATAGAAATGATGGTTTTGTAGAGCCCTTACCAAAACACGAAGTTCAGGGTTTAATAAAACAATACGAAAAAAAAGATTA